GCCACGACATTATATCTGCGTTAATTGAGTCTTTCTGCGCCAAGCACCACGGCGCTTCCGTTGAGACGGGGATCGACCATGACGGTTATGTTAAGTTGATGCAGAAAGCGGCTGTCGTTATCGGCAACTCGTCGGCTGGTGTGATTGAAGCCCCCTGGGTTGGGGTTCCGTCGATCAATTTGGGTGACCGGCAAAAGGGCCGTCCTATGTCTCCGAGCGTATGGCAAGCACTCAATATTGATGGGGCGATGAAGTGGCATGGCGAGTACCGGCCAGCTTACAAGGGTGGGGCCGCACCCAAGATTGCTGAAGAAATCAGCCGTTGGTTGAGCAAGTAGGGGGTTTGGGGTACAATGGGAGAAGAAATTTCAGAATATTTAAGCGAGGGGTTGATGTTTAAATCTCCCAACATTCACATTGATGATGACTTACCAGATGGCATCTTGGTTGGGTTTGACGTTGAAGGAAAGAATGTTGTTTGCCTTCAGTTTGATCCTGTTTTCAAGTTCCTGTACGGCACTCATGCTGACGAGTTCTTTGTGAGGGAATGGCACGTTTCGCCAGACCATGCGCGTCGAATACATGCGATTGCGATGTGGCACGTTGAGGATTACGAATGTGCGGGTAACGCTTAATGACGGGGTGCTGCCCTCCCGTCGCGGCCAGCGAGGGTGCGGTTGTCTCTTCCCCTAGGACAAACACCTTTTATTCCGCTGGCCGCACCGTTTATAGGAAATAAAATGATAGGTAAAGTATTCCATTGCCTGACAGTCATCGACAAGTACGTTCCGACCAAGGGCGACAGTCTTTGGATTTGTAAGTGTAGTTGCGGCAAGGAAACTTACGCCAAAACAAACGACCTCACGGCCAGCATCAAGAAATCGTGCGGTCATTTGAGAACCGAGCGAAATAGGAAATATATGCAAAATAAATTCCGTATGGGGCAAGAAAACTACGGGCCTGGAAGTAAAAGCCTTTTTTCTTCTGGGGTCGGCATGGACGATGCTTTGGATGATTTGGGGAACTTATGAGTTTCAAGACTAATGTTATTCAAGAGGCTGCTTTCGTTAAGTTGTACCTCAAGACGGGCGATGCCGTTGACGCGGTTACGCGCTCTGGCTTGATCTACGGCCAGACGGACCCGCGTGACATGGCTGATGAGTTGTTGGCAAGCCCGCGCATTCAGGATTTGATCGCGGCTCAGCAACCGCCGACGCTTCGCAGACCGTCTGAGATTTCGCGTGAGAGTATCATTTCTGATTACGAACGTGTGTTCGGCGCGGCGATGATGAAGGAAGATTATGGCAACGCTATTGCTGCGAAGAAGGGCCAATCTGCTGTTTTAGGCTTTAACCAGGAGAATGTTCAGGTGACGCACAAGATGGATGTGACGCGCATGACCGATGAGCAATTGATTAATATGATAGCCTTAAAATCAAAACGTGAAGATTTAAAAATGATTGATGTCACGCCTGTCGGGTTGGGTCAGATTAACAAACCCCTAACAACTGATATTTAAAGGAAGTATTTATGGCAACTAAATCTAAAGTAAACTCCTCTGGTAACTATACGCAGCCTGGGATGCGTAAAAAACTTTTTAGCCAGATTAAATCAAGTGCTACGCAAGGCACTGGAGCAGGACAGTGGAGCGCCAGAAAGGCTCAGCTTCTTGCTAAGCAGTACAAAGCCAAGGGCGGAGGCTATAAAGACTAGTTATGAAAAAACCACAAATCTCTCTTAAAAATTGGACCTCGCAAGAGTGGGGAACCAAATCTGGTAAACCATCTAGTAAAACGGGAGAACGCTATCTTCCAAAGGCTGCGATTAAAGCATTGTCTCCGCAAGAATATGCAGCGACAACAAAAGCCAAACGTATTGGAAAATCTAAAGGTAAACAATTTGTTCCTCAGCCCCCAAAGATTGCCAGAAAAACATCTGGTTATAGATAATAAAAATAATGACTGACGAACCTTCTTTAGATGATTTTGCTTCTGAGTTATTGCGCCGTCGTCAGGCGCGAGAGAACTTCTCGGACTTCATGGCGTACATGCACGGCCTTCCACCGCCGAAGCACATGAAGTTTCTGTGCGATAAACTTCAAGATAAAATGAGCCGCAAGGGCGACCGGCTTCTGGTTTGCTTCCCACCTGGACACGGTAAAAGCACGGTGTCGTCGCTCTATTACCCCGCGTTTTACCTATCAAAAAACCCAAAGCACAACATCATTACGGTCAGTCACACTGAATCTTTTGCTGAGCAGTGGGGCCGTAAGGTTCGTAACTTGATGATGAGTGACGAATACAAGTTTTTGTTTCCAGAAATAAAAGTTGCTGATGACAGTCGCTCGGCTGGTCGTTGGGATTTGATTAACGGCGGCTCGTACTACGCAACAGGTGTCGGTGGAACGGTGACTGGCCGAAGAGCAGACATGGTAATTTGCGACGATCTTTTGAAAGGCATTGATGACGCTGAATCAAAACTCGTGCGCGATAACATGTGGGATTGGTGGGGGTCGGACCTATCAACGCGCTTAAAACCGAGCGGCGTAATGGTAATTATTGGCACGCGGTGGCATCTGGACGACATTATTGGCCGCGTTATGGCGGCTGAAAAGCAAAGGGGTGGTGATAAGTGGGACAAGGTTGTCCTCCCCGCGCTCGCGAAGAAGGATGACCCGCTAGGGCGAAAAGAGGGTGAAGCCCTCTGGCCGGAGTGGGAGAGTGAAGTTGCTCTGGCGCGGAGGCGCAATCAGCCGTCGATGACGGCGCGGCAATGGGAAAGTCTGTACCAGCAAAGCCCTGTGCTTGACCAAGGTAACTTGGTGAAACGGGAATGGATCAGGATTTGGAACCAGAAAGAGCCGCCAAAGTGTACTTTTATCATTCAGAGTTGGGACACCGCGATCACGGCGAAGGACAAGAGCGCCTATTCAGTGTGCCTGACGTTCGGTGTGTTCCACGAGGACAAGACGGATATGCCGTCTGTTATCTTACTGTCCCGCTGGCGCGGGCGAGTTGATTACCCTGATTTGCGGAAGATGGCTCAACGGCTGGCAACGAATTACTTAGATGACGACATGCTTCATCCAACGGAGGGCAATCGGAAGAAGCCGCCTGACATGGTTTTGATCGAGGCGAAGGCGACCGGCGAGCCGTTGATTGCTGATCTGCACAGGGCTGGCATTTCGACTACGCGGTTTAACCCCAATAAACACGGGGACAAGAACGCCCGATTGATGCTGGCGACTGACATATTCGAGAATGGCCGGTTCTGGGTTCCGGGCCAACCGCCTAATTATACCATGCCCCGTCGATGGGCCGAGGAGTACGTCAATAGCCTTTTGTCGTTCCCGGCGTCGGATTCCAGGGATGATGCGGACGCGACGAGCCAAGCTATTATTAGGCTGAAGGCGAGCGGCTGGGTTAAGAACAGTTTGGATATTGTTGAGGAGCGTCCGTTCAGGGTGGGAAGCCGGAGCCAACATGCGCTCTACGGGTAGCTAACCTTGACAGAATAAAAAAACGGCCACTACCGTATTTGCACGTTTTTTCGGCAAGTACGGCATTTAATGGCCCTCGACAGCGTTACCTTACAATCTATGGGTTTGTCTGACTTGGTTGGTAACAACCAGGGCGGGGAGAGTATTGAGGTTCCTGATGACCCAATGGCATCAGAGAACGCCATTATTACGGCCCTGCCGGACGGTGGTGAGGAAATCGACCTAAACCCCGAAGATGCCCAAGCCGATATCGACCACGACGACAACCTAGCCGAATACATGGAGGAAGCCGACCTTAATGCGTTGGCCTCAGACATTACGGGCTACGTTAAGGAAGATCGTGATTCCAGGGCAGATTGGGAGGGTATGCTCACTACGGCGATGGAATACCTGGGCCTCAAGATTGAGGACCGCACATACCCCTTCCCAGGCGCGTCCGGTGTATTTGACCCCATTCTTCTTGAGGCGGTAATCCGTTGGCACTCCACGGCCAGCGCGGAATTAATCCCAGCCGGGGGTCCAGTAAAGACCCAGATTATAGGCATTCCCTCGCCTGAGACTGAGGCGCAAGGCTCCCGCGTGAAGGAGTTTATGAACTTTTACTTAATGGATGGTGCGCCGGAGTGGGTTGAGCAAAACGACCAAATGTTGTTCTGGCTCCCTCTTGTTGGCTCGACGTTTAAGAAAACTTACCAAGACCCGATCTTAAACCGCGTTGTTAGTCCGTTTATTCTACCACAAGACTTCATCGTTAATTTTAGCGCCGATGATTTAGAAACCTGTGCGCGTAAGACGCACGTTATCAACATGTCGGTCAAAGACATGAAGATGCGTCAATTGTCGGGTTTCTACGTTGACGTTGAGTTGAAAGAGCCTGACTACAACACCGAAAATTCGTCTCCTATCAAAGACAAGTCGCTTTCGACCCAAGGGCTTTCCAAGCCGTCTGAGAACGATGAGGCCCCATACGAATTGTATGAGTGCCATATTGATCTGGATTTGAAGGGTTTTGAGCATACAGAACCCGAGGACGAGAACGATACGTCACCGACCGAAACCGGCTTGCCACTCCCGTACATTGTGACGGTCGAGACGGGCAGCAAGAAGGTTCTGTCTATTCGTCGCAATTGGAAGCGTGACGATGCGAGTTACCAGCCAATCCAATATTTTACGCACTTCAAGTTCGTCCCTGGCCTGGGTTTTTATGGCTTGGGTTACTCTCACATTTTGGGTAACACGGCCAAAAGCGCGACCAATCTTCAGCGTCAGATGAGCGATGCGGCTACGTTGTCGATGTTCCCTGGCGGGATGAAGGTCAAGGGCGTTAAGTCCGACGACAATAATTTGATGATCGGTCCTTGCGAGTTCAGGGAGTTTGATACCGGCGGGATGCCGATTCAACAGGCCGTTACAACGCTGCCCTACAAGGGTCCAGATTCGATTAGCTTTGAATTGTGGAAGGGGACACGCGAGAACGGGCGTGGCCTTGGCGGCATGACTGAGATTGCTGTTGGCGAAGGCCGACAGGACGCGCCGGTTGGTACGACCGTTGCGCTGATGGAAGCTGCAAACCGTGTGCAGTCTGCTACCTTAAAAGCGGCACATCGCGCTTATCGCCGTGAGTTTAAGCTGATTGCTCAGTTGTTTGGGCAGTTCTTGCCAGAAACACCGTACCCGTGGCCGGTGTCTGGTGGTCCGAATATGATTATGCGGACTGACTTCAGCGAGCAGATTGACGTTATTCCGGTTAGCGACCCGAACATCAATTCATCAACGCAGCGTATGATGCGGGCCGATGCGATTGTGTCGGCGGCAACGCAAGCGCCAGAAATCCACGACTTGTATCAGGCGTATCGCCAACGGTACGTCGAGATGGGTATGGATGAGAAGCGGATCGACATGATCCTGCCGCCCAAGCCCGAAACTCAACCGCTTGATCCTTTGACTGAGAACCAGAACATTCTTAACACCAAGCCTGTCGTGGCTGGTGAGGCTCAAGATCACGACTCACATATTGCATCGCATATGCCGTTGGCTGATGGATCAAACGGTGGTCCGCCAAACCCGCAAGTGCAAGCGACTGCAATGGCTCACATCCAAGAGCATCAGGCTTTGAAGATGCGTGTTCAAGTTCAGCAAATCTTGGGGATGCAGTTGCCTCCACCTGGACAGCAATTGTCGCCTGAAATTGAGAACCAAATCGCGGCGTTGGTTGCCAAGGCAATGGCGCAGATCAGCCAACCGGCTGGTGGGGCTGAGCCGACCCCAGGCCAGATTGCGATGGAGCAGATCAAGGTCGAGGCTCAGAAGGTCCAGGCTGACATTGACGATAGTAAGGCCCGCACGACGACTTCTTCGTTCGAGGCCACGTTGAAATACAAGACGGCAGAGAAAGACCGTGAGTTCAAGCGCGAGGCCGCATTGCTGAAGTATCACACCGACGTTGCGAAATCGAAGGAACAATCACGCTCAAAGGCTCGTGAGAGAGCATTTGGCAAAAGGAGTAATTTCTAATGGACAAGATGGCTCAGTGGAAATCGTCAATCTTAGGCATTAACAAGTCAAGTCACGGTGGCCCCGTTAAGGGCAAGATGCCGATGTCTGCGCCAATGGCGAAGTATGCCAATGGGGGCCGCGTTGTGAAGATGCAAGACGGCGGCAGCATGAAGGAGATGGCGAGGAAATATGCGTTGAAAGCCATTGAGGGTGTTAAAAATGCGAGTGCGTCAGTTAAAAGCGCAGCGAGCAGAGCAACTACGCGCCCCAAGGATATGAGTGGCACTATTGATAAGGTTGAGGCCGCAATTCGCAGTGCGTCTGGTCGCGCC